AGCAGCTCCCATGGCTGCGAACTTACGCATCATATGATACTTAGGTTCGCTCGTGATTTGATTCACAAGCCATCGTGTCCTAGCGGCGTGTAAAGCGTTCAAGAGGGTATGATTAGCCCTGAAGATACGCTCGACTAGCCAACAGGAGACGCAATCAGAAGCACTGGAAAGATCAATCGTCCAGTGACTACCGGTTCGGGAGGCGGATTTCGCGAATTCCTGGTTAGGACGTTGATCATTAAACCTGATCGATTTCCCAATAGGCGATTTGCGAACCTTGACGGTCAAGAAATCCTTGATCGTTTGCTGAGCCCATTGATGAGCAGTAGGTTCCGCGGCAATGAGCCGTGGTCCTTTCTGCGTCTTTGGGACTGCAATTAGTCGAGATGGGTCCTCACGATTAACGTGACTACCACACTCGCTATCAAGATGGTCCATCCAATAGGATGCATTGGCGAAGCCAAAGCTATCCATAGGGAAGAACCAATCCAGCTTAGCAGGCCAAGTCGGAAAAGAGTATTTAGAACTTTTTCCAAGCTTGGCATCTGCTACTGCTCCTGGTCCGTGCTTCGCTCTCCACTCGGTTGGATCGAACCAGCCGATGGAGGTTGAGACGAGGTCGGCAACTTGCTGAACTCGCTCAAGGAGTTGGCGTCCAACCTGCGCTCCAGACTCATCTGAGTCGAAGAGGTCAGGTTCTCGCTCCTCCGTGCATCTATCAAAAAGAGATAGATTACGGATAGAAGTGAGATCAAGACGATCACCGCCCCAACTAAGGGAAGGTACTCGTAATGATTGATCCAACCTGAAATAGTCCTGGACGGCCTTGGCCGTTCTGAACTCATCGCATTCTCTCCTTAGCTTCTTAGCCGCAAAAAGCAGCTGACGAAGTATTAGGATCGCATCGATGTCAGGGTTCTCCCGAAGCACACCGTTCTCATGGAACACTCGAAGCCAAATTCCCTTGAAAAGAACAGGGATTTTGACACTCCGTCGGTAGGGTTTAAAACCCAT